AGCCGCTTCAACATTGAAGCTAAATGTGTCAAGCGTTTCAGCACCTGCGGTATTAGCTGAAGCACAAGAAATGCTAACTGCCACAATCAATGTAAGCGCAATCACGAGCTGGAGTTAAAATGAGCAATCTTATAGATGTTCCTTCCGAGGACAAGGCTTGGCTTGAAAAAGTCGGGCAAGTAACACAACCAACCGAAAAGCCAAAAATCGTAAAGAAAGACGAGGAATAACCAAATGGCTGTATTTCTAAATAACAAAGTAGGCGTTAAGGTTAACTCTGTTGATCTTAGCGATCATGTGACAGCGGTCACACTAAATAGATCATTTGAGGAATTATCCGTAACAGCCATGGGAGACTCAGGGCAAAAATACGTCAAAGGTCTAGAAGCTTCAAGCGTTTCTATCAGCTTCCTAAATGACACAGCTTCAGCAAATGTACTAGCTACATTGCAAGCTGCATGGGGAACTAATGTTACTGTTGTACTACTACAGGAAAAAGGCACAGCTGTTAGCGCAACTAATCCGCTGTACACAATGACCTGTTTGATCAATAACACTACCGACATTAACGGATCTGTAAGTGATCTAGCTGTACAAGATTTAACCTTTAATGTTAGCGGCGCAGTAACCGTTGCTACAACAGGTACTTTCTAAGGAGAAAAATGTTAGGACTTAAAATCACCAAGGCTTCAGGTGAGGAATCAACTATTGAAATCTCACCAGCGATTGAGTACGCATTTGAAAATTACATGAAAATGGGTTTTCATAAGTATTTTCGAGATGAGGAAAGGCAGACGGGTCTGTACTACCTTGCTTGGGAGTGCTTAAGACGATCAGGTGACACAGTTAAACCATTTGGGGAACAGTTTCTTGAGACCTTGAAAAAGGTAGAGATTGTAGACGCTGATACCCCAAATGGGTGACGAGGTATGACCTCACTTATTTAATCGCTACTTTAGCGGTCGAGACAGGCATACCTCACAGCGAGTTTATTAACATGGATAGGTCAATGCTGTTAGCAACATTGGCGTATATGAAGGATAGGGCTAAACAAATTGAGCACAGTAGAGGTAAAAGGCGGTAAAGCCTTAATTCTTGCGCTCAAAAAGTATGACAAAGATTTAGCAAAAGAACTTAATCAAGAAATGGCAAGTTATTTACAACCTGTAACCCGTAAGGCTAGAAGTTACTTGCCAAGTCAATCTCCGTTATCAGGTTGGGGCAAGCCAGTCTCCAGTTCAGAAACTATAGATTACAGACCTTTCCCAAGGTATGACGGACTCAAAGCTCGTAGGGGCGTAGGTTATACAACCACCCCAAGCAAACCAAACAAAAAAGGTTTTATTTACTTTGCTCAGATATTTAACTCTGAAGCAGGTGGCGCAATTTTTGAAACCGCTGGACGAAAACACCCTAACGGCAGACCTACTTATACACGAGTTAAAAAACGAGAAGGTTCACCCAATACAGTATTTCAGTTCGATAAAAAATCAGGCAAAGAATATGTTGATTATTACGATTCAAATAACCCACTCGCAGGATACAATTTTATTCACAGTATGCCTGATTTATACATTGTGGCACGAAAGGCGAACCAGTCAGGTCGCCTAAGCCGAAAGATGAACGGACGAGCTATCTTTAGAGCTTGGGGTGAGACTTATGGAAAGGTAACCCCACAAATCATTAAAGCAATGGAGACAGCTAAAACTAAGTTTGATACAGGAAAGAGAGCCGCCTAATGGCAAAAACAGATTTATCGGTCAAGATCGGTGCTGAGTATATTGGCAAGGCTGCCTTTGCTAAAGCTGAGAAAAGCGTCAAAAGACTTGGCAAGCAGGTTGCAGCCCTAGCCCTTGGTGGCGGTGTATTGAATTTTGGACGCAGTTCAATCAAAGCATTTTACGATTCTGAGAAGTCTGCAAAGGCGTTATACGGCACACTAAATAACTTAAATCTTGCTTACCGTAAAGATGATGTTAATAAGTACATTGATAAGTTAAGCCTAGCCACAGGTATTGTAGATGAAACTCTTAACCCAGCCTTTCAACAATTCCTACTTACAACTAGAGATGTAGCCAAGTCTCAGCAACTATTAGGCACAGCGTTAGACATAAGTGCTGGCACAGGTTATGACTTGGCTTCAGTCACAAAAAGTTTGAGTGCAGCCTACGGGGGCAATAAGACTGCTTTAGGAAAAATGCAATTAGGTCTAACTAAGGCACAGATTGAAGCCAATGACTTTCAAACTATCCTTAAAGCCCTTAACTCAATCTTTGCTGGTCAGGCTGCTTCAGCCGCTAGTGGTTATACAGGTCAAATAGATAAACTAAACATTGCCATTGACCAATTAAAAGAAAATGTCGGCAAGGGTCTTATCGAAGGTCTATCAGACGGTAACGGTAATATAGATCAAACAGCACAAAACATTGCAAGACTAGGCACAGCACTTGGCACAGCTACAGGTTACCTTGCCAAGTTTGCAACTGGTTGGACAGAACTATTTACTAAAGAGGCTTGGACTCAATTTTGGAACGACCTAACTGGTCAAAAACCTCTATTGCAAATATCTAGGGGCGGAGATCAAGGCGGGTCTGAAAGGCTCGCACAACAAAAAATAGATCAAAAAGCCCAACGACTTGCAGAGCAACAACTTAAAGCAACTAAGGCTTTGACTGCTGAGCAAAAGAAGGCACAGCTACTAAAGAAGTCCTCAGGCATTTTAGATGTTGAGCAGGCTAGCATTTTGGCAGCATTACAAGGCAAAATTACAGCTAATGAAAAACTTAGATTAGAACTGCAACTGGCTTTACTTACAGGTAACGCTAAAGAGGCAGACCGCCTAAGTAATGAATTGTTGTTGTCTCAGGCTCGATTAACAGGATTAGCCACATTTATTACAAGCCTGCCTAAAGCCTTAAACCCGTTTGCAGATTACCCAGCGTATGTTCAAATGGCTCTAGCTGAATTAGCAAAACTGGCTAACGCAAAAAATATGGTTACCTTCCAAGGCATTACAGCCCCAATGGGTACACCTATTGCATATCAAGGTGGATACCAAACAAATGCCCCTACGATCATTAACAACTTTGCTGGTAACTTGGTTACTGACAAAGACTGGGCAGAGTATGTAAGACTACAGCTTATCAACCAAGCAGGCGGTGGCAACTTTGCTACCTTAAACCGTAATGATTTTAGGCAATGACAGCCCCAGCAACAATCAATGTAAGCCTAAACTTTAGTTCAGGTGCGACCTTTCAAAACCCTTTTACTGTTGGCGACCCTGTCAACGGCAGACTTGGTTTTGGTATTCTTTCTGATTCAACAGCCCCAGCTTTAGTAGTTGATCTAACGGACATAACTAAGTCAGTCAAAATTAGGCGTGGGCGCAATATCCTAAGAGACACCTATGAGTCAGGTTCAGCAGATGTAAGAATTTATGACACTAATGGAGACTTTAACCCACAGAACACAAGCAGCCCTTATTACGGTCAATTAACACCATTGCGCAAACTTCGTATCTCAGCTTCAGTCGGTGGCAATACTTACTATCTTTTCAGCGGTTACACAACTGATTATGCTTACAGCTATGACAAAGGTGAAAATGTTGGTTATCTAGACATTTCAGTATCTGACGCATTTAGATTGTTTAACTTGGCTACTGTGACGACGATCACAGGGCAAGCAGCAGGTCAAGATACTGGCACACGAATCAATAAGGTGTTGGACACCGTATCTTTTCCTAATGGTATGCGTTCAGTAGATACTGGTAATTCTACATGTGTTGCAGACCCAGGGGTTGTTAGGACAGCATTACAAGCTATTGTTAACGCAGAGTTCAGCGAGCAGGGGGCTTTCTATTGCGACCCTGAAGGGCAAGCGGTATTTAAGAATCGTGCCAATGTAATTGCTTCAGCTGGTGGCACACCTATTCAGTTCAACCAAACTGGTGGAATCCCATACCAAGATTTGAAGTTTGCCTTTGATGACAAACTAATTATTAACCAAGCAACAATTACAAGAGTTGGCGGTACTGCTCAATTTAGCCAAGACACAGACTCTGTTGCTACATACTTTCCTCACTCAGTTTCATACGCTGATCTAGTTGTTGAGACAGACGCCGAAGCCTTGAACATAGCCAAAATTTATGTGGCTACGAGAGCTGATACAACTATCCGCATTGACCAAATGACTGTTGATCTGTATGACACTTCAGTCCCAACTGCCACAATGCTAGGCATTGACTATTTCCAAAATGTAGATATAACCAATATCCAGCCTGACGGGTCAACTATCACCAAGAACTTGCAAGTGCAAGGTGTTGCTTGGGATATAACCCCTAACCGCTGGTTGGGTACTTTTACCACACTTGAACCAATCACAGACGGGTTTATCATAGGTAACACCACCTATGGCGTCCTCGGTGATGATATACTAAGCTACTAAGGAGTAATACAATGGCAACAGGTTTTCCAGCTTCAACGGGTGATGTTCTTTCAGCGGCTATGTTTAATGGCTTAGTTACCTTCACAGCAAATGCACAGTCAGGTGCTACTTACACAGTAGCCAATACAGACCTTTATCAGGCTTTGGTTATTACAACAAACGCTTCAACTAAGACTGTAACCATTGCCCCTGATTCAACTCTTACAGCTGCCGCAGTCGGTTCAGCTATTACTTTTCTAAACACAGGCGCAGGGTTATTAACCTTTGCTGCTGGTTCAGGCGTAACCATTGCCTCAGCAGGTGCAGCACCAACAGCACCAACCTTGGCACAATACAAGTCATGCGTTGCAGTTCGTACTGCCGCTAATACTTGGGTTATCACAGGCGCAATCGCCTAATGATTGGCAACATTGCTGCTGGACTTTATGGGGTTGGAGTAACACCTTCTACTAACTCTTATGAAAGTATTGCTACCACAACAGTGGGTTCAGGCGGTGCTTCATTTGCTGAATTTACATCAATACCAAGCACTTACAAACATTTGCAAATTCGTTGCAGTATTAGAGGTTCAAACAATAACTACCAATTAGTAAGACTTAATTCTGATACTGCTAACAATTACGCTTATCATTACATTTATGGCACAGGTTCATCAGTTGGTGCAGGAAATGTAACCAGCACTTCAGCAATGGGTTTTACCGATACAACAAACACAGCAAGCATTTTTAACGCATTGATAATTGATATTTTAGATTACACCAGCACTAGCAAAAACAAAACATTAAGAGGTCTTGGCGGTTTTGATACCAACGGCGCTGGTTTTATTTCAATGAATAGCGGTTTATGGTTTAAAACTCCCGAAGCAGTTCACACTATTAGATTCACACCTGATGTTGGCACTTATGCCCAATACTCAAGTTTTGCCCTATACGGAATAAAGGATTAACATGTCATCAACTTATGAACCGATAGAGACAACAACTGTAGGAACTGCTACAAATACAGTTACATTTTCCAGCATTGGCGGAAGTTATACTGATTTAATTATT